GGTCCTTCTTGGTCTATATCAACAATAGGGAATGTTGATCCGAACACAATTGGTTTTTCATCTAACACAACACCAGCTCAAATATTAAATTTTACAGGTACGACAGGTGGAAGTTCTAATGTAGTGTTCACTGGTACTTTACCAGCGCTTATTTCTAATGATTTTTACATACCATACACTACATTCAATGGAGGTACATCAACATTAGCAGCAAATTTCCAATCATTTATTGCTAATGAAATAACATATCGTTCAACACCATCTTTAAATGTTCAATCAGGAACTACCGCATTATTTTGGGGAACAGTTAGTGATGCAACTTTTGCTGCAGTAACAGGTTCTACAATCGGTGCTGGTTTAAGTGCTTACTCTGAAACTTTTGGGGTTGACAACGTATTATTATCACAAACTGATTTTACTGCAACATCAAACGACCCTTGGTATTATGCGTTATTTGATTATTCACAAGTAGGTGGAGTTGGTTCATACGGAGGTTATGGTTTTGGTACCGTACTTGGTGCGATTACAACAATTGGTACAGGTGCGTACTCAGGGTATTGTATTGTTTCAGGAACAACATATTCAGGAACACCTTACTCTGATTGGGATAATTTAGTAATCGCAACTCTTAGAAGTAGAGGTATAACTAATTACTCATCAACACAGCACGGACCACTTTACCAAGTTACTGGAATTACAGATGTTAATATGGTTTGTACTGGTTCGTATTCGGCAGTAACAAAAGACCCATATGCAACATTTGTAATAAGCGGTATTACAAAAGATGCTGACACATTCAGTTTTGAAACATCTATGTTGAGTACAGATACTGAATACCTATCTAAAGTATTTGGAAGAAGTAACTTCGGTAAAGATAGAACTGAGGTTCCTTTATTTGTTGAGGAAGTATATTCAAGTTTACTTTTGAATGGTTACAGACAAAATAAAGTTAGAGGACTTAATTGTGATTTAATTGAAATAAACAGTGCAGTTTCTTTAGAAACAGATTCAATAGGAAACTATTTAGAACAATATCAAACACCTGAAACCCCTTATTTAGTATCAGAATTAAGAGGTAACAAAGTATATAAGTTGTTTAAATTCAAATTGATTTCTGATGGTAATGCTGCAAACAGATTAGTTAAAGTGTCTATTGGTAATATTTCATTTAATAATGGAACGTTTGATGTATTCATTAGAGATTTCTACGATAACGATCAAAATGTTAGAGTAATTGAAAGTTTCACAAACTGTTCAATGAATCCTAATTTAAACAATTATGTTGCAAATAAAATCGGTACATCTAATGGTGAATACAATCTAAACTCTAAGTATATAATGCTTGAAATGAGTGATGAGGCACCTGAAGATGCTCTTCCTTGTGGATTTGAAGGATACATAATTAGAAATTATAAAGATGCGTTACCACCATTTATTGTATATAAAACAAGATATTTACAACCTGGTGACGTGATTTATAACCCACCTTTTGGTTCAACAAGTGGAGCTGACAATCCTGTAATTTCTAATGGTGAAAATCCAAGAAAAGCGTACTTAGGGATTTCAAACATCACAGGTGTAGATTATGATTTCTTTGATTATAAAGGTAAACAACTACCTGCTAATATTGAAACAGATACTACAGGACCAAGTTGGACTTACCAAATTCAAGGTTTCCATATGGATAGTGGGGCAACTGTTGTTACTATGTATGATACATTGACTTCAGCAACAACTCAAGCATTTGAAGTAGGTGCAGGGAGCTTCAATTCAGAACCTGAAAGTACAGACAATCCATACTACAAATTGAATACACGTAAATTTACTTTGTATCCATATGGTGGTTTTGATGGATGGGATATTTACAGAGAATATAGAACAAACAGTGACACATATGCTCTTGGACAAACAGGTTACAAATACGGAGCAGCACCATCATCTCAATTCCCAACCGCATCTGGATGGGGAGCATTCAAACAAATTTCAGGACCTAACCAAGAAGTTTGGGCAAATACTGACTATTACGCATACAAATGGGGTCAAACAACATTTGCAAATCCTGAAGCAGTAAACATAAATGTATTTACCACCCCTGGTATTGATTATGTAAACAACTCAAATCTTGTTGAAGATGCAATTGATATGGTAGAGACAGATAGAGCAGATTCAATCTATATCTGTACAACACCTGACTTTAACTTATTCTTACCTTCTTTCTCAGATGTTAATGAAGGATTAATCTTCCCACAAGAAGCGGTAGATAATTTAGAAGAGACAGGTATTGATTCAAACTATACTGCAACTTACTACCCTTGGGTACTTACAAGAGATAGTGTTAATAACACACAAATCTATCTTCCAGCAACTGCCGAGGTAACTAAAAACTTGGCGTTAACTGATAACATCGCATTCCCTTGGTTTGCATCGGCAGGGTACACAAGAGGTTTAGTTAATTCAATTAAAGCGAGAAAGAAGTTAACTCAAGAAGATAGAGATACTCTTTATAAAGGTAGAATCAACCCAATCGCAACTTTCTCTGATGTTGGTACAGTGATTTGGGGTAATAAAACTTTACAGATTAGAGAGTCAGCACTTGACAGAATTAATGTAAGAAGATTATTACTACAGGCTCGTAAATTAATTTCAGCGGTGGCAATTAGATTACTATTTGAACAAAATGATGATAAGGTAAGACAAGATTTCTTAGATTCTGTGAACCCAATTTTGGATTCAATTAGAAGAGATAGAGGTTTAATTGACTTTAGAGTAACTGTTTCTAACACACCTGAAGATTTAGATTCCAACACATTAACAGGAAAAATCTTCTTGAAACCAACAAGAGCGTTAGAATATATTGACATCGAGTTCATAATTACACCAACAGGAGCATCGTTTGATGACGTTTAAAAAAATACGGGGGTAGAAATACCCCCATAATTTATTTATAAAAAAAAGTTTATGAAAGTTGAAAAAAAATTAATCAAGGAAACTTTAAATGATAAAACGTTAAACGTAAAAACATTTTCTGAAAAAAAACAGAACATTATTATATCTGAAAGACAACTTGAAAATCTTTTGAAAAAATTGAAAAATGATTAATATAAAAAAACATATTATAGAGTATCACAAAAAAAGAATTCAAGAAGGGTTTACTGAAGAGGGTGAACCAGATACAAAATATTACGCATTTGATTGGGACGACAACATAATGTTTATGCCAACAAAAATAATGGTTTTATCTGAAAATGAAGATGAAATAGGTATGTCAACTGAAGATTTTGCCGAACATAGACATCAAATAGGAAAAGAACCATTTCAATATAAAGGAGCGACAATAGTAAATTATGCACCAAATCCATTTAGATATTTTGGGGTAGAAGGTGACAAACGTTTTATAATCGACTGTATGACGGCACCTGTTGGACCTTCTTGGAATGATTTTGTTGAGTGTTTAAATGGTGGTTCTATATTTGCAATCATCACAGCAAGAGGACATACACCAAGTGTATTAAAAGAGGCGGTTAAAAACCTTATAGTTTCAAATAAAAATGGTATCAATCAAAAAGAAATACTTAATAACTTACAAAAATATGAAAACATCATTCAAAACGATGAACAGTTGTCTGAAGAATTTAGTTTAGAATACGAAGGTAAAGAACTTTTAGAAAGATACTTAGATAGATGTATGTTTGCCCCTGTAACCTACGGTGAGGGTAGTGCGTCAAATCCTGAAGAAGGAAAAATTAAAGCAATGAGAAAATTTATTTCTTATTGTAAAGAATTGGCAAATGAAATCAAAAAACCGGGGAAATTTAAAAATGACGTGGCAAATGATGAAATAATACCATTTATAGGTTTTTCTGACGACGACCCACAAAACATAGAAAAAATGAATAAGTTTTTAGAAAAAGAATATCCAGAAAAACCAGTAAGAACATATTTAACTAAAGGCGGATTAAAACAAGAATTATAAGTTATGCTATAATCATATTTTAAAACCAAAAAAAAGTAAATAAAAAAAAATCAATTATTAAATATTTATATAAAAAATAAAAAAAACTAAAAAAACACACGATGGCTGATTTGTTAATGAAAATGCCCTTTCAGTATGAACCTAAAAGAGCGAACCGATTTATACTAACTTTCCCAACTTCTTTGGGTATTAACTCTTGGTATGTTGAATCTGCTGCAAGACCAAGTATAAAAATTGAATCAAAGGATATTCCATTCTTAAACACTAAAACTTATGTTGCTAGTACATTTGAGTGGGAAGAAATTACTGTGAAGTTTAGAGATCCTATCGGTCCTTCAGCTTCTCAAGCACTAATGGAATGGGTTCGTCTACACGCTGAATCAGTAACGGGACGTATGGGTTACGCAGCAGGTTATAAAAAAGATGTTGATCTTGAAATGTTAGACCCAACAGGAGTTGCCGTTGAAAAATGGATTTTACAAGGATGTTTTATCACTTCCGCTAAATTTGGTGATGTAGGATATGACAAATCAGATATTATGACTGTTGATGTTTCATTACGTCCTGATAGATGTATTCTTGTTTACTAATTTAATATTTTTTTCATAATTTTTTTAAACCCATCTATTAAGGTGGGTTTTTATATTTACATCCAAGTAGTATAAATTATTTTTAAAATAAAAACTATGGATCAAGCATCACAATATGGACAACAAAATTTTAATTTACCTCACGACGTAATAAAACTACCGTCTAAAGGTGTATTTTACACACCAAAAAAAGAATCGTTAAAAGTGGG